AAAGAAAGGCGCAAGCGCCCCGATTTGCGCTGAAGCGGATGCGCCATCGGTTGCTATCGCCTCACCGCCCAGAATCGGCAAACCGGCCAAGGAACCGCTGGCACTGCCGACGGCTCCAGACTGGCTACCAGCTGCGACCTGGCAAGCCTTCATCGACCATCGCGTCGAGTTGAAAAAACCGCTCACTGTTCACGCCGCACAAATCACCCTCAACCATCTCGACCAAGCTCGTGGTTTCGGCCATGCCCCGGTCGTGTTGATTGAAGCGGCGATTGCCAGCGGCTGGACCGGCTGCGTTTTCGAAAAGCACTTGCAGGCTCCGCAACCGGCACGTTCCATCAAATCCCACGTCGTTGCCCCGCCCAAAACCAACCCTGACGCCTACAAGCCCACCGGCCGCTTTGCGTCCGCCGTGGAGATGACGGCATGAACCACAAACTCGACCTCAAGACCCTGCTGAACCTCACTGACCCGGTCGCGGTGACGCTGCATTGCGAACGGCACGGCGACTATCCGGGTACCCGCCAACAGATCGGCCAGCGCCTCGTGCAAACGTCTTGCCCGCACTGCCAGACCGAACAGGCCGAGGCAGATCGCCAGAAGCTCGTCCAGCAACAAGCCGAAGCCCGGCAAAACCTGCTGGCTAAACGATTGCGGACAGCCGGCGTTCCGTACTACCTGTGGGGAGTGGGATTCGCGCAGTTTCAGGCCAAGACGCCTGAGCAACGCGCCGCGTTAGTGACCGCCCAACGGTATGCCGACCGGTTTGATGACATCCTGACCACTGGAACCTGCCTGCTGTTCTGCGGGCGAGTCGGTACCGGCAAGACCCATCTGGCGGCAGCGATTGCCCAAAAGCTGATTGACGACGGTTGCTCGGTGTGCATGACCAGCGCGTTCAAACTGGTATTGGGCATCAAGGAAACTTATCGCACGGATAGCGAAATCACCACGTTGCAGGCGATTGAACGGCTGGTGGCTTATGACCTGCTGCTGATCGACGAAGTCGGCGTCCAGTTCGGCACGGCAACCGAAAACCTGCTGATGAACCAGGTGCTGAATGGCCGCTATGAGGAAAAACGGCCAACGGTGCTGATGAGCAATCTGCCAGAAGCTGATTTGGAGGTTTATCTGGGCGAGCGGTTGATGGATCGGCTCTGCGACCGTCGCGGAATCTTGGTGCCGTTCACCTGGAACAGTGCGCGAGGTCAGCGGCATGGCTGAACCGCTGCTGTTCTCGCGCGAGGCGGAACAAGCCGTGCTAGGCGGGCTGTTCGTCTCGCCGGTGGCCTTGGCCGATGTGGCGGTGCTGGTCAAGGCCAACGACTTTGCCGAACCTCGCCACCGCCTGCTGTTCGCCACGTTGCAGGCGATGGACGCTGACCGCCAGCCCATCGACCTGGTGACGGTCTCAGAACGGTTGGAAGCCGCCGGACACCTCGGCGATGGCGATATGGCCTATCTGGTCGTGCTGGTGCGAGATACGCCGAGCGCCGCTAATGTGCTGGCCTACGCCGCCATTGTTCGCAGTTACGCTCAACGGCGCCGGTTGTTAGCCTTGGCGGATCAACTGGCGACGTGGACTCGTGAGCAGGCCGACCCGACGCAAACGATGACGAACCTGCGGGCAGCACTGGACGCCATTGATGCCGGACAAGCCTTCGGCGGGCCGAAAGCGCTGGCGGAACTGTTACCGAGCGTCCTGGCTGACTTGGATCAGCGGGCCAATCGCACTCAAGCCCTGCTCGGTCTGAGTAGCAGCCTGCCGGATGTCGATCGGCTGCTGGATGGTTTTTGCGCCGGGCGGTTGTATGTCATTGCCGGACGGCCCGGTTCTGGCAAAAGCGTGTTCGGACTGCAAACCGTGCGGGCGACGGTGCTGGCCGGCAAGCGAGCCTTGCTGTTTTCGCTGGAAATGCCGGCAACGGAAGTGATTCACCGGCTACTGGCGGCAGAAATCCCGCTGCCGCTCGGCCACTTGCAATCCGCCCGGCTGAGTGAAGCCGACTGGAGCGATGTGACCCACACTTGCGCCAGAATCTGGCCGCAACCGCTGTGGATTGACGACAGCAGCCAGCTTTCCATCGTTGACTTGCAAAGCCGCGCCCGCCGTCTGCATCGGCTCGCGCCGCTGGATGTGGTGGTGGTCGATTACCTCGGCCTGATGGACGGCGAACGGCGCAATGGCGAGTACAGCAATCGCGTTCAGGAAGTCTCCAGCATCACCCGCGCCCTCAAGCAACTGGCAAAGGAACTTTCCCTGCCGGTCATCGCCTTGGCGCAATTGAACCGCACTTTGGAACAACGCAGCGATAAACGCCCAATTCTCAGTGATTTACGCGAGAGTGGCAGTATTGAGCAGGACGCTGACGTAGTGGCCTTCGTCTACCGCGATGAATTGCATCACCCGGACACGCCCGACAAGGACTGTGCTGAACTGCTGATTCGCAAGAACCGCTCCGGCAAGACCGGCATGATCCCGCTGCGCTTTGATGGCGAATATTGCCGGTTTCAGTCCTTGGCCGGCAGTTTGCCATCGCAAGCCATGCAACCCGGCTCACCAGGTCGCCACCCCGGTTTCAGTCGCTAGGAGGCCGAGTAATGGAAAGTCCAATTTCAGCCGATTTTACGGCTAACGCCGCTGACCCGCTAACTTACCATTCAGCCGCCACGAAAGCGCCGAAAAAGGTCATCTCCGGCGGTTTGAAGGCTATTCCGAAGCCAGTCTTCACGCCGACTGACCAACAGTGCGCCGCCCCTGTCGAGTTTCAGACGCCAAGCCCGACCCTTCACGCTCCGGCGCTGCCGGTCAGCATGGACGTGTGCGGCAAATGCCAGCGCGAAGTCACGGCTTATGTCTTCGTGACCGACGGCTACCGCAACGCGACTTACCATTGCCCAACGCATGGCGACGTATCGCCGATGAGAAGCCACATTGTCCGCCCGGAGTCTGTGAAATGAGCTTGAAAAGTGTTTTGTTGAATGTCACATGCGATGACCTGACCTTGACTCAACACATCGAGGCTTTTGGACTTACTGATTTTTTTAACAGCTTACCGCCTATCCATTTTCAGTTTATGGTCTTCAAAACGACTTTAAGAGAAGGCATCACTAAGAAAAAAGTTTACTGTTGCTTGTCCGGCGGCGAGTTGCGTGACGGCGATGCGGCACTGACGCAGACCGGAAGATCAGCATTGGCGATGCTGATGTTAATTCCAGCCGCTGCCGACTGCACGGTTATTTTTCAAGAACTACGGATAGGCCGGACTCCACTCAGCACCAAGATCAAGCGTACTATCCAAAGCGCACCTGCGGGCAGTAAAATCTGTTTTTTCGGTGATATGGCCGGTGAACTCGATGGAAAGATGCTCGACGCATTAGGCTGGAGTAAAGGCATTGAGAACCTCCAGGTCAACCCGGAGAAGACGCCATGAATAAGATGAAAACGCCCTATGCCATTTTAGAACTCGGTACCGGATACATGGATGGCTGGTACTTCATACCATTTAAGGAAGTTAAGGAAATAGCCAAGGGTTGGGATGAACTACGTCCAGACTATCCACATCGGATTATTACTGCTAAAGAGAAGTTTTCAATGCGCCCACCGGTTATTACCCTAGCCGATGCTTATTTTGGTAAACTTAATACGCAAGCCAAGTAGAATGACTCTGATTCTTCGTCCCGACTTGCACTGTCCGCACGGTTGCAAAGCGGCAGTTGTTGAATATCACCACACGAACGGAACCGCCGAGTTCCGCTGCAAAGTGCATGGCCTGTTATTGCCCCCCGTCAAGCCATTGCCGCGTCTCCATCAGCACTCGCAAGGAGTTAGCCCATGAGCAATGCCACCGCGCCAGAACCACATCGCAATTTGAACGCCGGTTTCCACGAACGCACGACCGGTTCGCGCATTGAGTTTGACCACTGGCGGAAAGCCCATCCGGATTTCACCAGCGCCGAACTGCTGGCGAACTGGCGGCGGATTCGCGTGGCGTGGGGCTTGACCCATGACCACAGCGACCGCAAGCCAGCCCGCCGATGAGCGAAGCCCTTGCGCAACTATGCCGCGATCCATTCGGCGCACCTGCTGGACTGGATTGCCGATGAACCGGCTATTTACCGCGTGGAGACCGTGAAATGACCGCCCGTATCCTGAGCTTTCCGCCCCGCCGCCCGCTGCCCAAGGCCACGATTCAAGCGATGGTTGATTCCAGTACGGTTCACAACACGCCGGACGGCCCGCTATTGGAAATCACCTTGACCGCACGGCTGGCCGACGTGCCGCCCAAGGAACGCCGCAAGCTGGTTGAGGTGCTGCATCGCGGTCAACCCTTGACCGTCAGCCTGGGTGGCGATGTGCCGATCCCGCGACCGCGACCGATCCGAAAATCGCACGGAGAGGGGTCAGGAGGCGACGATGCGGCTTAGGGGTAGGGAGGATGGTAGAGGGTCGGGCGATTGAACGCCGTCACGGCCCGATCCGGCGGTTTTAGAGGCATTCCCGATCCGGCCTCGCCACTCGACCTCCGGGCGCAGGCCGAAGGTCAGCTCCACGCCCTGCTCCTGGCCGAGGGGATCGAACCGAGGGCGGTCTACCGGCCCGGCGAGGTGTGTCGGTTGCTGCGGATCAGCCCGACCACGCTGCGCCAATTTTGCGAGCTGGCCGAGCATCCGGCGGTGAAAAATGCCGATCCCCGTGCGCTGGATGCCTTTCTGGTCGGTTGCCATCACCGGATTGCTCATGCCGCGCTGGTGGAATGGCTGGTTCGGAATCAGAAGTTTCAGCGGGAAGGGTGAAAGGTTAAGCCGCTTCCTCAACCTGAACGGCGATACCTTC